TTGCGGATCGTCTTTCGCGAATTATGGGCGCTTCCGGAATCAAATCGTAACGCTGCGCTCGGCGAGTTTCTTCGCATCTCACCCGCCTTGGCCCGCGATCTGGTGTTCGCTTGGCAGCTTTGGGCTCGCGACGATCAACTGCCGCCTCTCCATACGATCCACGAGAAGCCTTGGAGGACGTGGCTTTTACTCGGCGGGCGCGGATCTGGAAAAACGCGGGCCGGTTCCGAGTGGGTGAGGGCCGTTGCGCTTGGCTTGTGGCCGGGCGAGGCGTCCGCCTCCCGGATCGCTCTGGTCGGCCCGACCCAGCAACATGTGCGCTCCGTCATGATCGAAGGTGTGTCGGGATTGATGTCCGTCCATCCGGCTGCCGAGCGTCCTGTGCTCGAAATTTCGAAATCCCAGCTCGTGTGGCCCAATGGCACGATTGCGCAGTTTTTCTCGGCCGAGGACCCTGAAGGCTTGCGCGGCCCCCAGTTCGACGCGGCCTGGTGTGACGAACTCGGCCGCTGGAAGCGCGGTCATCGTGCCTGGGACATGCTGCAATTCGGGCTTCGCCTCGGTGCATTACCCCGGCAGGTCGTCACGACCACGCCACGCGCCGGGCCGCTTTTGAAACGCATCATGGCCGACGAGGCGACTGCCATCACCAGGGCGCGCACTGCCGACAATGCCGCCAACCTGGCGCCTGCCTTTATCGCCGAGGTGACGCGCATGTATGCAGGGACCGCGCTCGGCCGCCAGGAGCTCGATGGTGAAGTCGTCACCGAGCGCCCCGACAGCCTCTGGCAGCGCAAGTGGATGGTCGAGGCCCGAACCAGAATCGCACCCGAGCTGATCCGTATCGTGGTCGCCGTCGATCCGCCGGTCACGGCAACCGACAACGCCGATACGTGCGGCATTGTCGTTGCGGGTCTCGGTCCCGACAATCGCGCCTATGTTCTCGCGGATCGCTCCCTCCAGGGTCGCGATCCGGCGACCTGGGCGCGTGCGGTTATTGCTGCCTTTCGCGACTTCAGCGCCGACCGCATTGTCGCCGAGGCGAACCAGGGCGGCGACCTCGTCGTCAATGTGATCCGTCAGGTCGACGCGAACGCGCCCGTGAAGAAAGTCCATGCGAGCCGGGGCAAATTCGCCCGCGCCGAGCCGATCTCGGCTCTTTATGCCGAGAACCGCGTCGTTCACGTCGGCGAGTTTCCCGCTCTCGAGAACCAGATGTGCGATTTCGGCCCCGAGGGCCTTTCGGAAGGCCGCAGTCCCGATCGTGTCGATGCTCTCGTGTGGGCGCTGACCGAGTTGATGCTCACCATCACCCGCGATCCCGTCATCCGCCGCCTGTAAGGGCCTCCTTCCCCTCTCCCAAACGAAGAAGGGGGCCGGGGCGGGTCTCGCTCGCGCCACGAGGCGGGCCCCTTCCAGCCACGCCTCCAATTCAGGACCCGCACATGCCCCACGCCGCAAATCGTCTCGGCGCGCGCCTCGCCGCGTCCCTTGCCCGCGCTTTGTCCCGGTCTTCGCCGCCCGGTCTCGCGCCGTCCCAGCCGATCCTCGGGCAGAAGGCTTCCGCCGCCGGACCTCTGATTGCCTTCGAGCACCTTCGCCGTCCCGTCTGGGCTCCCCGCGATTATGCGACCTTCGCCAATGAAGGTTTCATGCAGAACGCCATTGTCTACCGGTGCGTGCGCATGATCGCGGAGTGCGCGGCCCACGTTCCGCTGTTGATCTACGAGGGCGACAGGGAGATCGAGAAGCATCCCCTCGAGGCGCTTCTCCGCCGGCCCAATGTTCACGAGGCTTGGCCGGATTTTCTGCAGCGGCTGGTCGGGTTTCTACTCGTCTCCGGCAACGCCTACATCGAAGCCGTGGCTCTCGACGACATGCCGGCCGAAGCGTCACGCCATTGCGCGGATGCGAAGTGGGCATCCGAAGCGCAATGCAAAACCCAGGATGCGAAGTGGGCATCCGAAGCGCAATGTAAGACCCAGGATGCGCCTTGGGCCTCCGAATCACCACAACCACGAGAACTTCACATCCTTCGCCCCGATCGGATCAAGGTCGTCCCCGGCCCCGATGGCTGGCCGGAAGCCTTCGACTACACGGTCGCCGGGCGAACCGCGCGCCTGGCCGGCGATGTCGTCGACGGTGTTCGCTCCGTCCTGCACATCAAGCTCTTTCATCCGTCGAACGACCACTACGGCCTGTCGCCACTCGAAGCGGCGGCGTCGGCCATCGATCTTCACAATACCGCGGCCCGGTGGAACAAGTCGCTTCTCGACAACTCGGCCCGGCCATCCGGTGCCATCGTTTACACGGCGCGCGATGGCAACCTGACGGGCGACCAGATCGAGCGTTTGAAATCGGAACTGGAGGCGGGGTTTCAGGGTGCGGCGAACGCGGGCCGTCCGTTGCTCCTCGAAGGCGGGCTCGACTGGAAAGCCATGTCGCTTTCGCCGAAGGACATGGACTTCATCGAAGCCCGCCATGTCGCCGCCCGTGAGATCGCACTGGCGCTAGGTGTGCCACCCATGCTGCTCGGCATCCCCGGCGACAACACCTATTCCAACCTTGCAGAGGCACAACGGACTTTCTGGCGCACGACTGTCCTTCCTCTCGTCGAGCGTGTCGCCAAGGCGATGTCGCTCTGGCTGGCGCCGGCCTACGGGGGGCCCCTCGACCTCCGTCCCGATCTCGACGATCTGCCGGCGCTCAGCATGGAACGGGAATCCCTCTGGGCTTCGCTCGAAAGAACCACGTTTTTGACGATCGACGAGAAGCGCGCCATCGCGGGCTTCTCACCAATCGGCGCCTCTCGTCCCGGCTCCGGGCGCTGACCTCGCAGGCCTTCCAGTCCCGCTTCGCCGACGGATTGCAGCGCCAAAGGACAATCGCATGCACCATCCCACCGAGGCGGTTTTCACCGCTCTCGATTTGAAATCCATTGCCGACGATGGCGTTTTCGAGGGCTACGCCTCCCTCTTCGATCGCGAGGACCTCGGGCGCGACGTGATCCGGCGCGGGGCCTTCCAGCAGACTTTGCTGGACCGTGGCGCCAGCGGCGTCCGGCTTCTCTTCCAGCACAATCCCGGCGAACCGATCGGCGTGTGGGAGGAGTTGCGCGAGGATGATCGCGGCCTCCATGCCCGTGGCCGTCTCACCGCCGGAGTCGCTCGCGCACGTGAGGTGCTGTCCCTCATGCGGGCTGGCGCCATCGACGGCCTGTCCATCGGCTTTCGTGCGCTCAAAGCGCATCGCGACCGCGCACGCGGCATTCGCCGCATCGAACGTGTCGATCTGTGGGAAATATCGATCGTCACATTTCCGATGCTGCCGGACGCGCGCATCCGCACCGTCAAGCATCGCCCGTTCGCGGCCACGCCGCCCACGGAGCGGCAATTGGAACGCTGGCTCATGCAGGACGCTGGGCTGACGCGAACCGAGGCTCGCGCGCTGCTGCGCGACGGCCTGAAGGGTCTCGACCGCAGGCAGGACGCTGCCGCCGGGACCGACGAAGCCCGCCTTGCATCCCGGCTCGCCGAGGTCGCGCGGCTGTTGACGTCTCCCTCCTCCATTCGAAGGACCATCTGATCCATGCACGACACCCACGAGTCGAATACGCACTTTCAAACGAAGGGCACCGGCAATCTCGCCAACGCGATCGAGGATCTCGCCCGCGCATTCGAGAGCTACAAGGAGACCAACGACAACGCCCTCGCCGAGGTGAAGTCGCGTGGTGCCGCCGACATCGTCACGGCCGACAAGCTCGCCCGCCTCGACCGCGCCCTGGACGAGCTGTCGCTGAAGGCCCGCCGCCCGAAGCTCGGATTGTCCGACGCGCCGTCGCAGGCCGCCTGTGCTCACAAATCCGCTTTCGACACCTATGTCCGCCGGGGTGAGGCCGGCGTTCTCGCAGGCATCGAGGCGAAGGCACTGTCGGCCGGCACGGGTACCGATGGCGGCTATCTCGTTCCCGATGAGACCGAGCGGACCGTCAACATGGCGCTGCGCGACATCTCTCCCATCCGCGCCATCGCGGGCGTACGGCAGGTGTCGGGTTCGGTCTACAAGAAGCCGTTCTCCCTCACGGGCCCCGGCACAGGCTGGGTCGGCGAGACGGCCGCCCGCCCCGAGACCACGACTCCGGCGCTGGCCGAGCTGACCTTCGCCACTATGGAGCTCTACGCCATGCCGGCGGCGACGCCTCAGCTTCTCGACGATGCGGCCGTCAATATCGACGAGTGGATCGCGGAGGAAGTCCGCGTCGCTTTTGCCGAACAGGAAGGGGCCGCATTCGTCAATGGCGATGGCGTCAACAAGCCGAAAGGCTTTCTCGATTATCCGAAAATCGCGAATGCCTCGTGGACCTGGGGCAATATCGGCTTCATCGCCACGGGCGCGGCCGGTGCGTTTCCGGCGGCAAATCCCACCGACAGGCTGATCGACCTCGCCTATTCCGTCAAAAGCGGGTATCGCGCCAACGCGCACTTCGTCATGAACCGCGCAACCGAGGCCGCCATCCGCAAGTTCAAGGACGCCGACGGCAACTACATCTGGCAGCCGGCATCCAGCCCGGCCGATGCCCCGACGTTGCTCGGCCATCCTGTCGCCGAGTCCGAGGACATGCCGGATATCGCCGCCGACGCCCACGCGATCGCGTTCGGTGATTTTCGCCGCGGCTATCTCATCGTCGATCGCGTCGGTATTCGCGTGCTGCGCGATCCCTATTCGTCGAAGCCCTACGTGCTCTTTTACACGACCAAGCGGGTCGGCGGCGGAATCCAGGATTTCAACGCGATCAAGCTCCTGAAATTCTCGGCCTGACGGGGTTCGCTCCAGCAATGGAATTCGGAGAGCAGGCGTGTCGGCCTGCTCTCCGTCTGGTCCCCCTCGTCCTTTTCAATCGTCAGCTTGGATTTGAACAATGTCCCTCGTCATGACGAGCGGGCCCGCGCTCGAGCCCGTGAGCCTGGCCGAAGCGAAAGCCCATCTCCGCGTCGACGGCACGCTCGAGGATGCTCTCGTCCAGAGCCTGATCGTTACCGCGCGTCTGCATATCGAGGCAGCTCTCGGCCTCGCGCTGATAACTCAAGGATGGTCGTATTTTCTCGACCGCTGGCCGAAGGCCGGGCGGCTGGTTCTCCCGCTGCGCCCGGTCGCCGCCATTTCCCAGATACGCGTCTGGAATGACGAGGGTGTTGCCGAAACCGTACCCGCTTCGCACTTTCTCCTCGACGGGCAGGGGTTTCCGCCGCGCCTCGTTTCCACGTCGGGCGCGCCGCCGCTGGAGTCCGGCCGAGCGGTCAACGGCATCGAAGTCGCATTCACGGCGGGCTTCGGCGCAACTCCCGGCGATGTTCCGGCCACCATCCGCCACGCCCTCCTGCTTCTCGTTGCGCACTGGTACGAAAACCGCGAGCCCGTCGAGATCGGCCAAGCTGTGAACGCGGTCCCGTCCATGGTGTCCGACCTGCTCGCGCCTCATCGCCGGAGGCGCTTGTGACCCGCCCGCGGATTGGGGCATTGCGCCATCGCCTCGTGCTCGAGGCGCCAGTCCGGGCCGCTGATGGCGGCGGCGGTGCCGTCGTGACGTGGGTCGCGCTTGCCGAGGTGTGGGCGGCGATCGAGCCGGTCACGGCCGCCGAGCGTGTGACCGCCGATGGCGTTTCCGGTCGGGCATCGCACGAGATCACCGTTCGCCATCGGGCCGACATCGCCCCCGCGATGCGGTTTCGCTTAGCCGGCCGCATTCTCGAAATCACCGGCATTCTCGACATCGACGAGCGCCGCCGGCTTCTCAAATGCTTTTGCCGGGAGGAGGACCTTTGAACATCCTGATTCGCTATTTGGGCTCATTCGCGGGCCGTCTGGCTCTCGGTGGTATCGCCGCCATCATCGAACGCCTCGCCGCGCGCACGGCATCTGCTCGCGCGTCGTCGAAGACGTCACGGACCGATCCCCGCCCAACTCTGCCATCGACATCCAGAACCGAGGCCGCTCCTCGCGACGAACTCGGCGGGGGCTCCTGATCATGCCGAGTTCCAGTTGGTCCCTGCAACGCGCCGTTTACGACACGCTCGCCGCCGATGCCGTCGTCACGGGCCTGCTAGGCGGCCCCCGCATCTTCGACGATGTGCCACAAAAGACCCCGTTTCCCTATGTCACGCTCGGCCAGTCCATTGTTCGCGATTGGAGCACCGGCACCGAGACGGGCGACGAGCATCTCCTGACCCTTCACGTCTGGTCTCGTGCCGAAGGCCGCCGGGAGGCCCATGAATTGCTGGCGGCATTGCGCGCCGTTTTCCATGAAACCGCGCTGACCCTGGACGGCCATCGCCTGGTCAATCTGCGGCACGAACTCACCGAGGCCCGCCGAGAAGCCGACGGCGAAACCTATCATGGCATCGTTCGCCTCCGCGCTGTCACCGAGCCCGTCTGATCGTGTGTGGGGTTCGTGATCCGGTTCGAATGCGCCGAATGACCAACTCGAAAACTTCCCCGGACCGCATCGGCCAGAAACTTTGGCCGGACTTCCTGCGATCCAGAAAATGCCGCTTTGAAAAAACTCCAGGAAAAATCTCATGGCAGCCCAGAAAGGCAAAGATCTTCTTTTGAAGGTCGATGCCAATGGTTCCGGCTCGTTCGTGACGATTGCGGGCCTCAGGTCGCGCGCGATCGCCTTCAACGCCGAGACCGTCGACGTCACTCATTCGGAGTCGGCTGGCCGC